TGTGACGCTGGTCGGGAGCAAACACCTCAATGAACCGGCTGTGCATAGCCGCACATGGGAACACCTAATGGAGGAAATCGATGAATTGGGACAGGCTGTTGGCCCTGATGAGAACAAAGACGAGGCCATCGATGTCGCCAACTGCGCGTTCCTGCTCTGGTGGGGTCAGGTAGAGAGCAAGGAGACGAACCATGGCTAAACCCGAAACCTTGACCCCCGAGGCCCTAGACCGGCTGGTGGTGCTACGGCAGCAGCTAGATAGCCCAGTAGGAAAGTTACAGGGTTGGGAGCGCTTAGATGCCTACAACGCGCTGAAGACTGCGTTGATGCAGAACCGAGCCACGCTGCTGGCGATGGCGCGTCGGACCGCTGAGGCTGAGGCTAGCGCTGTTAGAGAGGGACAGAAGCATGTAGCGTGCGATGCGTTATCCAAGAGCCTTACCGACGATGCTGGCTGTCGCATCAGAGCGCTGGAGGCCGAGGTGACGGAGTGGCAGGCTCATTTTAAACGAGACATGCGTGACCATACTAAGAAGTTGGAGCAACGAAGGCAGTTCCCGATATGACTACGCCCACCATGACGGTCGTGTTCGGCGTGCACCTGGAGTGCTCGGAGTGCGGCAACCCGGTGCAGCGGGATGGCGACGGGTATCTGTGCTTGGGTTGCCGGCTGAGGGGGAACTTCAGCTACGGTGAAGCAATCGAAATATTGGATAAAGTGGCCGTAGGGCTAAGGAACGACGGCAAGCACCTGAACCCCAAAATCCTTCATGAGGTTGTCCTAATCATGCTGGCGATGGGTAAGTAACATGCCCTGAGACGTCCCAGGATGCCCGTAGAGGGCGGGAACGGAGAGAAGATGGCTAATACGATTACCCAGGTTGATCTAGCGCAGGCACGGCGAATCGCAAAGGCAGCGACTCCTGGACCGTGGTATGCAGGCGACGACTACTACGGTGGCCCATCGCTGCGAACAAGAGACACGGACGCATCGAATATCACAGGAGAAGGAGCGATATTCGAGAATACCGGACGCGGTGCCGGTGAAGCGGCGCTAGAAGATGTGACATTCATGGCGCACTTCGATCCGCTCTTTGTGCTCAGGCTGCTGGACGAGATAGAGAGGCTGCGAGGTGGCTAGCCCCAGTGGCAAGCTCGACCTGGGCCGGTGCGCGGTTTGCTTAGTACCATTCACGAGCACTGCGCAGTACAAGGCGCTGTACCCAAATCAAAAGGGCTCTCCAAAGATTTGCCGCTACCACGATAGGGATGCAGAGCAGAGATTAGAAGCCGGGACGAAACTACAACCTGTAACCGACCCGTGGGAACGCGAGGCGGTACGGCTGGGGTATCGCCAGGGGAGTTTTGGATGACTGAGACCCCCGTAATAGGCAACAAGCACATGCTTGTCTTCGATGTGCCCGGGCAATCACGGGGCAAGGCGAGACCCCGGGTGACCCAGGGCGGAGGCCACACCTATACACCTGATCCAGGTGGGTTTGTCGCGCGGGTCGTGGGCTATGCGACCAAGGCGAAAAACAAGACCGGCTTTGTAGAGACGACGGAGCCTGTCAGCTTGGAGATTCACATTGCAAGGCGGATGCCAAAAGGGTGGTCGGAGACAAAACGAGAGAGAATGTACGGTGAGTTTGCACCGAAAACACCGGACATTGTAAACGTAGCGGCGGCAGTCTGTGATGCACTTCAACACATTCTCTACGTGAACGACAATCAAGTGGTTAGTCTCACGGTCGATCAGACATGGGCCGATGAACACAGCGTTCAGATAGAAATCCGTGAGGCGCTGGAGGCGGAATGAGCACCTGCGCTCTCTGTAGCTGGCTTCAATACGAGATCGACACGATGAAGGCAGACTACGAGGCTCGGCGGCACTATCTGCAATCGGTCGTCAGGCGCGTTCTGGTGCGCCATCAACGGATGTGCCACGGCCTCGCTAAGGCGCTGGAGGCGAAATGAAGCCCTACTGCCCTACTCATGACGTCCCGCTTGAGGTAGATGGCCTACACATGATCTGTCCCGTGTGGCTCTACTCGGAGAACGACGAAGTGGAGCAGTGGGACGACTCCATGACGCCCTGCACCTACACCGCACCGCTCCCCGAGGATGCGCGCATGCGCCATCTGGGGGCGTCGAGCGCGCCGAGGTTCGAGGGTATGGAATGAAGCCCCGTATTGCGGACCTGTTCTGTGGTGCTGGGGGCGCGGCGATGGGGCTGCATCGGGCCGGCTTCGAGGTCGTGGGCTTCGACATCGAACCGATGCCCCGATACCCGTTTGAGTTTCACCAACAGGACGCGCTCGCGGTAAATCTGTCGGGGTTCGACGCGGTCTGGGCGAGCCCACCGTGTCAGGCATATTCACCGATGTCACGGAACAGACAGCAGCACCCTGATTTATATGTGCCGACCCGGGATCTGCTCACCATAGCGGGATTACCTTACATTTTCGAGTATGTTATTGGTGCGCCGTATGAAAGCGGCATTGTCCTTTGTGGTTCGATGTTTAATCTAGTTGTCCGGAGACATCGCAACATGGAGACAAATTGGGCCATCTCCCCTCCCAGTCGATGCCGTCATGAAGAACAAGGTCGGCCCATTACCGTTACTGGCCACGGAGGAGGCAAGCCCAGCAAACATAGCTGGAAGGGAGTTAAGAGGGAGTGGCCCCAGTACATGGGGATGCCGTGGGTAACACCCGCTGAATGCACCCAGGCCATTCCGCCCGTCTACTCAGAGTACATCGGCAAGCAGCTCATGGCCGTGTTGCAGGCGGCCCGATGAAACCCTACTACTCAAACGGCGTGGTGGAGCTCCTGCACGGGGATGTCCGGCAGGTGCTGCGCGGCATGGTGCCCGAGTCGGTCCACTCAGCCGAGTTTCGGTTGCAGGGAGCGGGTGTCATTCAGTGCCTTCACGCGCTCAAAGAGGCTCTGGCGAGCGGCAATCTGATCCGGCCCGACGCGACGCCGTCCGATTCGAACCGTCTTCCCCCAACGGGAGTTCATATCGTGAATTGTGACTGCGCCTGTCCGCTTCTCGGTCTTCGCTCGGCGCAATTCTATGAGCAAGTCGGCTTGTCGGCTCTTGATGCGAAGGTACGGGCGCAAAGCACAAACAGCGGCGTAGGCTCGCCTGTCTGTCGCATCCCAAGAATGCAACAGACGTCCGTTCTTGGCCGATGGCTTCTGCACGCCCCTGCTGCCACCAAAAAGATCGTGAAGCATATCGACGGCAATTGGAACGACCTGTTTGATACCCATGCGCTCAGAGAACACAGGATTGCCCGCATCGCCGCGAACCCGTTGGTGGTAAGTGTTCCGCTTGATCGTGAAGTAGCCATCCGAATCCATAACCCCAGCGAGGTAAGCGAGTGTGTGAGTGTTCATAGGTCTATTATACACCGTTGCGGCGGTGTGGGCACTATATGAACCCCTTCTGGACCAATGGAATCTCAACCCTACTGCACGGCGACATTAGAGAGGTGTTGGCCAGTATGGAGGCCGAGTCTGTTCACATGTGCGTGACCTCGCCTCCATACTGGTAACGTGGGGCCTCCGTGATTACAACCTGGAGCCGAGCGTCTGGGGTGGGAAGCCCGGGCATGAGCATGAGTGGGGTGGGGACTTCGTTGTGAAGGATGCTCACTCAGATACGGGAACATCAACACTATCAGGCCCGAATGCGGCTCAGATGGCCAGCGGGACTTTTGAAGCTAAGAGCCAATTCTGCCGCTGCGGTGCGTGGCGCGGGACGCTCGGCCTGGAGCCCGATCCCGAGCTCTACGTGGCGCACATTGTTGAAGTGATGCGAGAGGTCCGGCGGGTCATGCGCTCGGACGCGGTCATGTTTTTGAACATGGGCGATTCTTACGCAGGGAGCGGCAAGGGCCAAGGGGCGAACGGGCATGCTGCAAAGCCTGGAGATAAGCAAACGACGAATATCGGTTCAATCGTGGGTGGCCTCCCGACCAACTACGGAGGTCTTAAAGCGAAGGACTTGATCCTAATGCCCGCGCGGGTCGCGCTGGCCCTGCAGGCGGATGGCTGGTGGGTTCGGTCAAGGATCGTCTGGAAAAAGGATTCGCCCATGCCGGAGAGTTTGGCAGGCTGGCGTTGGGAGCGGCACCGGGTCAAGGTGAAACCATCTAAGAAGTACCGAGACTGCCCCGGCTGCGGCGCCTGCACACCCCATGACCGCCTGATACTGCGCAAGGGGAGCTGGCGCCCCACGACGGCACACGAGTATATCTTCGAGCTGACCAAGTCGGAGAACTACTATGGGGACGGGGAGGCAGTGCGGGAACATGCAGAATATGGTCGAAGCACCGGGGGGGTTCGCGGCGAGGGCAAATATGTAAACAATCAGAGTTTCGACAACTCAAGCCTCGTGAAGGGGAATACGCAAGGGCATACTTATGAAGGTGGTCGCAACCTGCGCTCCGTCTGGACCTTCCCCTCGGAATCGTTCGGCATGCAGATGTGCGAGTCGTGCGGCATGATCTATACCGATAAGCAGTTCCGGCGGCTCCCCTCTCTGGAATACCAGGTCTTGAACACCGAGACGGAGGAGATGGAGGACAAGGTGGGGAAGCGTTGTCTCCGGTGCCACCGACCCGACGCGTGGTTCAGCCACTACGCCGCGTTCCCGTCGAAGCTACCGGAGACCTGCATCCTGGCCGGCACCTCCGAGCGGGGTGTCTGCGCTGAGTGCGGGGCGCCGTGGGCCCGGGTGGTGGAGCGGGTAGAGACAGGCGAGGTCCAGAAGATGGCCGATGGTTGGGACACGGGATCTGGAGCGCATGGAACGATCCATCGCAACGGTCGTGAGGAAGGGGAGAGGGGGAAGCCTGTTATCAGGGCTCAAACCACCGGCTGGCGGCCCACATGTCGATGCCCGGGCCTAGATGGAGACGGCCCCTGGCCCATATTGGAGATGCACCCCGAGGGCGAGGCGAACTGGCCCACGGTTCCCGCGACCGTCCTGGACCCCTTTGTGGGATCGGGTACATCCTGCGTCGTGGCACAGAAGTTAGGCCGTCAGGCCATCGGGGTCGACCTGTCCGCGGACTACCTCGCGTTGGCGACCCGACGTCTCAAGGCCGTCCCGCTGCCCATGGTGATGGCGTGAGGGGCACAATGAGGAAGCCATTGCCAAGTAGGTACCGTTGTCGGAATCACAAGACTATCGGTTGCCCCAACACCTACACCGAAGTGATAGGCGAAGACGGCGCTGGGGGTAGTGGATGGGGTCGGAAAAAACGCTCAGGAGCCGATTGTCTCCCATGCTACTACGCTGGCACGATGCGACAAGTCGGATCAACCCCCGAGATGGTCGAGGCTGTCCCGAAGTTCATGTTGGAATTCTCACTCTCCTTGGCTAGGGGTGGTTGGACATGGTCGGATGTGCAGGAAAGCTTCGCTAGGGGAGCAACACTAGCATGACGGGACAGGCGCGGATGGACCTGCGTATTTGCCAGGGGGTGGATTGGCAGCCGCGCGCCGACCTGCAACGGGACGGTACGTGTGGTGCGTGCGGACGTGCGCTCACCACGACCCGCTGGTTCTGCCGCGCGCCCGCCGGTTGCCGCCACACATGGCTTGAAAACCACCACTGGGGGTATGCGCGGCCAGCCGCGAGGAAACGAGCGAATGGGCAGTGCGTGCGGTGTGGTAGCGCAGCCAACGTAGAAGTGAATCACATCGTGCCGCGCGACGGGCAGGGCTACGCACGCGGCTGTCATCACCACCAGGATAATCTTGAAGCCCTTTGCCACCCATGTCATGTCGAGACGACGCGGCGACAGCGTGTGGAGCGCGCGATGGTGATGGCATGACGGCCGTATACGTCCCGCCCGTGTGTAGGATCTGCGTCCAGATGGTTGAGCTCCGGAGGGCCGAGTCCCTACTTCCCCGCTACACCCCGGAGAGCGACCGACTGAGCTGCCAGTTCCGCCAGCTCCAACGGGACCATCCCAAGTGTTCAAAATGCGGCTGGTTGTTCGGCCCAGCCCACGATAGCGTCGAAAGCGGCGGGGGGATGTGCCAGCCCTGCAGCAGGAAGTACGGAAGGAAGAAGCGGCATGGTTGAGCAAGATGGTGCAACGGGCCTCCTGATACCCAAGGGTGCGCGGCCTCCAGCTCGCACCTGGCAGTGCCGGAAGGGACACCGGCGTAGTGCATCTCACCCGTTCCGGTTGAAGTTTCTCATCGGGGATGAGGTCGTGATGGAAACGAATCCACTCTGTGCCGTCTGCTTCCGCGCGTGGCTGGAGCGGCAGTTCGGGACGCACGAGGTGAAGGTCCAAGCATCGAGGGTCAGGAGGTTGGGAGATGAGAACATTCAGACTCGTGAAGTCCGGACAGCCCCAGGAGGAGCCTGAGGGGGCAGCCTTCGATGCGGCAACGGTGCTGGCGGAGGGTGTCGAGTGGTCAAATGGCGAGGTGACGATGGCCTGTTTTCCTCTTGAGAAGGGGACTCATCATTATGTGTCCCTCGGCGACGTTCAAGAGCGCTACTGTGACACTGGCGTAGCGCAGATCAAGATGACATGCGAAGATTGCGACCCCGCAGAGGCGTAAGTCCACCAGCACTGACAGACGAACTGTAGCCCACCACCCAGGGGCAATGGGGTTAACACATGGGGCTTGCCGGACCGCAGAGGCAGATTGCGAAGCGCGTGTCGCGGCAGGCGCGGATCTGGCGTGTCCTCCGGATGAAGATGGCGGGCGCGACTGATCGTGATATCCGGGATGAGTTAGCGAACGATCCTGAGCAACCTGTCCGCATCTCTCATGCCCAAGTCAACCACGATTGGCACGACGCGCTCAACGACTTGACCGAGAGGAACCGCGGTCAGGCACAGCGCCTCAGGATGCTGATGGGGATCCGGCTCGAACGCTTACTCATGACGCAGTGGGCCAAGGCGACGGCACCGGGGGCGCCCGCCTCGGCCGTCGAGATGTGCCGGCGGATCATCAAGGACCAGACGGAGTTGTTTGGCTTGGCACGCGAGATCGGAGACGAGGACCGGCCGCTGACCTTTCAGGACGCGGACGAACAGGAGGACTATGACGGACTCAGCGACTCCGAGCACGCTACTCTCCTCGCAATCGCCGAACGGCAGGAAGCAGCCCGACTCGCCCTTGGGCCGGGCCAAGCGGAGGCTGCTCAACCTTGAGCGCCTGCGCCACCAGGCGGCGCGTCGGGATGTCGTCTACTGGGGTGAGCGGTCCTACTATGTCGAGGAGACCGAACGGCCCATCGTGCTGATGCCCCACCAGCAGGCGGTGTTGCGGTTCGCCCTGCACCGTGACGCGGAAGGCCGGCTTCCCTATAACACGATCTTGTACTCGTGCCCCAAGAAGAGCGGTAAGACCGCCATCGCGGGGATGGTGGCGCGGTGGGCGGCGGAGACGTGGGGGCGATTCGGAGAGGTTCTGTGCGTCGGGAACGATGCGAAGCAGGCGCAGGAGCGTGCGTACAAGGCGGCGCGGATCAGCATTGAGCTTTCACCCGGGTACCATCGGGGTTCCCAAGCACTCCCCGGGCGCTGGCACGTCCTGACGAAGGACGCGACCTGCTTGACCACCGGCACGACCCTGCGCGCGATCGCGACGGACTACAAGGGCGAGGCGGGCGCCAACCCCATCATGGTTGTCTGGACCGAGCTGTGGGGCTTCACCCTTTCAGCCGATCTGCGCTTCTGGGCCGAGATGGCACCGTCGCCCACGCGACCCGACTCGGTCCAGTGGATCGAGACGTACGCTGGCTACGAAGGCGAGAGCGAGTTGCTGTATGGCCTGTACGAGACGGCTGTCCAAGAGGGACGCCAGCTGACGGCTGGCGAACTTGGCGACCTGACGGCCTTTGCCGAGGCGCCCAATGCGGACAGCCTGGTCCCATGCTACGTCAATGAGCGCGCCAGGATGTTTGCCTACTGGGATGATGGGATACAGGCGCGGCGGATGCCGTGGCAGACGGGTGAGGCGGGGCGCCGGTATTACGCTACCGAGGCGGGACGCCAGACGGAGGCGCAGATGGACCGGCTCCACGCGAACCTGTGGGTGTCGGCCGAATCGAGTTTCATCCCGATCGAATGGTGGGATGCGGCGATAGCCCCTGCCGCCCCGTTGGAGCCGGGGAATCAGACGCCCCTGATCCTCGCACTGGACGCGGGCGTCACGGGCGACTGCTTCGGGCTGCTGGGGCTCACCCGGGATCCAGACCACACGGAGCCGCCCGGCCTAATCCTCCGGATGGTTCACAAGTGGACCCCGCCCCCTGGAGGCGCCATCGACTTCGCTGGGCCGGAGGCGATGGTGCGGGACCTGTGCGCACGGTACAACGTGGTGGAGGTGGCGTACGACCCGTTTCAGCTCCATCAGTTTGCGGGGCGGCTTATGAAAGAGGGCGTCGCGTGGTTCCGCCAGTTCAACCAGGGGGAGGAGCGCTTGAGGGCGGACAAGGGCCTGTACGACCTGATCGCGCACCGCAGGATCAAGCACGACGGCAATCTGGATCTGAGGGAGCACCTGACGAACGCGAACGCGAAGCAGTCGGCGAAGGAGGACACGAAGCTGCGGATTGTGAAGAAGTCGGACTCAAGAAAAATCGATCTTTGTATCTGTTTGAGCATGG